AACGCGTTGTATAACTTGGGGACCTGGAAGTTGAACGCCAGGATTTTTTGGATCAAACAAATTATAAACAAGAACGGCAGCATTCTGGACATTAGTATAGGCATCTTTGTATTCAACGGGAATGACTTCTTTAGCAACGGTGAACTTATGTTGAATCATATCCTCGATTTCGCCACCAAGTGTTTGCCCGGCATAGTTCTTTAAGCGTTGAGCACCTTTGGCTTGTAAGCAATATGGTTTTGTCATTTGCTTGGTAGGGCCTGACTTCATTTTGCGCACAAACATGCTGTTTCCATCCATAAATACCAATGGAAGATACTTAAAGTCTGTTTCGGCGTGGTCTAGCATTTTGTTTCCACAGAATTGATATTGATGAATGGTTTCTAGAGTAGTCCATCTTGTATCTACAATTTGTGGCATTTGTTCAATAAATCCTGCCTCTTTCCACATTGCTTGGAGTTGTGGGTAATGTGATTCAACAATATTATGTCCATTTGTAAGCTTAGCTATTTTCTTGCGAGATTTCTCTTTAACAAAGAAATCCACTACTAATAGTATTTGATTTTCTTCTAATTCATATGACCACGTGAACCCATCTTGTTCTTTAACAAAACTAATTCCGTCTGCCGCATCTTCGCCGAACATTTCTCTAAAATCATCAACGAGTAACGGTGTAATACTAAAACAATAAACGCCATCGGCTTTGTGTGATTCACGTGCCATCGGGTCAAAACCGCAGAGGCATGGGTCAAAGACACCTTCAACAATTATCTTTTGTTCGAATGACATTTCATTGACATAATCAGTTCTTACTCTGAGGACAGAAAAGCCGCCTCCAATAATTTGCCGCCAAGTATTATATTGGAGTGAGTCGTTGTTGGAATCTGATAATATGTCCCTGACATGTGCTTCGATGATTTTGATTGTTTTAAGGAAGTCATCAGTAAACTTTCCGCTTGCAATACCATCAGCAGCTTTGACAGAAATACCCGGTTCTTTTTCACTAAATTCACCTATTAGTCGATTACAATATGCTTCTAAAACGTTGAACTCGATAGCGGGCTTTTTAAGTACTTGAAGTGATACCAAGTCTTGTTGCGTTAAAGTTGAATCAAATACAAACTTTACCATTTCTTCATATCTTTCATAATTCTCTTTGAAGTATGTATGTGAATCAGAAACACAGGCTTTGTAGCGTTCTAGTTTAGATGTATATTTTTCGGCTAGCATTATCGTATCCCTCTTGATGACATGAGCGCTTGTTCTCTTTGATTATAGCTTTTAGCAATGGCAAGTGTTGCATTATCTAGTTTGTCTACTATTGCGGATGGCGGCATATAAAACGTAAGGGCTAGGGCGTCTGCCTCATCACATGAGCGCACACCTCTTTTCTTCATGTCTTCTTTACGCTCCATAAGCAACCGTGTATTGCTATCAAAACGATATTTGATATTACATAAATCAGCATGTAATGAATCATCATCAGGTATTTGACAAGGTTCATCTTGTAACCATTTCTTCATGTCTGACCACATTTCAGCGCGTTTGTTTACATAAAGATTTCCATCAAGAGGTTTATTGCCTGAATTTGCAGCTACAACTTTATTTTGATATCCCAACTCTACTAATCTATCGTAGACTCCCGCGCCTAAACCCCCAACATCTATTATGCATTTAGCAACATTTTCGGTTTGAATAATCTTATGAACAATCCCTGTAACTTCCATCGTGTCGCGTTTAGAATATGATTCGAGGCCATAAGCAACTCTGCCTTGTCTTCTAATAATACTTGTGCGATCGTCGCCGAACCTGGCAGGATCAACACCTAAAATTATTGGCCCGTATTTCTCAATGTTCTCAACCTTTCGCGCCCGCATAATAATATCAGCATCAATGTAACTATCTTCGCCAGTTAATTGGAAAGCTTCAGCAGCATTAAAAGGATATTCTTGTTTAAATACTTTGTGACCATCCACGCCACTCACAGAAAGATTAAGTATCTTCATGCGACGCCATTGCAACTGCTCATTAGTCAATTTGTAATGATGTTTTAATTCTTCTTCTTCTGGAAATAATGCAAAGTCTTCTCGTGTTTCAGCTTGATATTCTTCTTGCCAAAACCACGGAACAAACACAGAAATATAATCACTTAATCCTGCTTCAGCTCGTTGCCACATCTGATGAAAATATCCTCCAACCCCGTTTGCCGTGCTTTCTAATATGCACTCACTTCCTATTGATTCAGGTATGGATTGCATAATTCCTGCTGCGTGATCGTCGGCGTTATTCCAGAAAGCGACTTCGGAACCATGGAATAACTGAACTGTTGAAGAGCGACCAACAGATTTGTTCTCTGCCGTCCCCACCTTGTAACCACTATCAAGCCCCCCAAATACCAGCTCTTTGACATTTGATAAGGTGATGTCGGGTCGTATTCCCACAGGACAATGTTCATAATATCTTCTCGCCATTTTAAATAGATTGGATGTTGCGTCTAGTGCGTGCGTCAATATAAATGCTTGGCAACCTTTGCGGTGTGTAGTTTGATGAAAGAACCTAGCGCCAACATATGTACTGCAACCTTGTTGCCGTCCTTTCAAGATCAAAGCTCTTACTTTACCAGTTTGCCCGCGCTGAAATTGTAATTTCTGATGAATATAATTTTGAGCGCGATTAAATACAAAGGGTTCGATTGGGCCATCTTTGGTTCTAATCCACAAACAATTTTTAGCGTAGAAGATTAAATCTTGTTGGAATCGTTTAGCTTTGGCAAGTTCGGTTGGACTAAATCGCATATCATGCAGGCTGACCGGATGGCAACCAATTTAATTGCGTCCAGCTGATAGAATAATTATAAACAACATTTGGCGGGTTATTAGTTACTGATGTATCAACGACAATATATCCCAAGGATGTTAATTGATTTATAACAGCTTGACCTAACAATCCTGTTGTGTAAGTAATCTTATATAAGCCAGCTTGGCTTGCTGCAATTATTAAATTGTTTAAAGTATTTAATATCGTTTGGAATGCGGGATTGTTGAACGAGTTTGAAATATTACGCGCTTCATACGCTTCAATTGGCAATGTATTTGGAAGTGTATCTGGCATTAATCATTTCCTATATGTTCTAAGCGTGCTTCATGGAGATTAACATTGATAGATTTATTATCTTGAGTGCCATATTTCTTGGGCGCTTTCTTAGATGCATCCCATTTTATAGTGTCGCAAGCAAGTTTTGCCAATGCAACTGCACCACTATCTATCCTTGAATTTCCTTGCGCATCAACATAAGTGTAATTACGCGCCCACTCTAATTCTTCTTTCTGAGATTCTACTAAAATGTCCTGTTGATGCTCTTTTGCTTGCCGATATTTGTCCGCAAAGTCACTAACTGAGAATATCCATTTATAAAAAGTCATTTTGCCAGGGAAGTAATCTTTTACTTTTAAAATCTTATCAATGCCGTCTTTTGTTGTGGAGATAAGAAAGCAAATTTCATCCGCTATTTTCTCATCATATTCAAAAGGAGGAGCTCCGCCTTCCCCTTTAGCTGGCCCATTTTTTTTAGCAGGTCCTTTTGCTTTTGCCATCTCTACACGCTCAACAATGCGGCAGATTTATCTGCACGTTTTTGTTTACCACGCTTCACCGCTTCAATCGTTTCTTTATCTGAAACAATTTGAAATGAACCGACGCAAGTACATGCCTCATTCATAAATCCAAATGGCACTCTAGTTTGTCCACATTTGCGACATCTGCCTTGCCCATTTGATTCAAAACCTGATTTGCTTCCGTTTGACATATAACCTCCATATATAGTGTATTTTTACTTAAGCCTACCTTACAAAAGTCACACAAGCAACTCTATCAGGCGACAAACGGTAATTTACAATGCTTGCGTACAGCGTGCGTGCGTTGTATACTGGCTCCGTTAGTCAGAGGTTAGTTACAAATGAGGAGTTCAAAATGAAATATCAAGTAATAGGCACAGTAAGCAAAAACGTTACATTTAGATATCCTAATCTATTCGATTCATTAAATGATGCAGTGGCACACTTAGAGAAATTAATAGTAATTCAAAAAAGCTTAGGCATTAGGAAATCAACAACTGACGGCTTAAAAATTCAAGTAATAGCTTAAATAACCGCCCCTTCGGGGGCAAATGTTAGTCAAATATAATTATGCACTAGGAGTTCTAAATGAAAAAGATAATAAACAATAAAAAATACGATACAGACACAGCTACTAAAATATTTTATGAAGATAATGATAAATTTAGGAATGATTTTGGATTTGCTTGTGAAGTACTCTATCTCAAAAAAACTGGTGAGTATTTCTTACGTGTAGAGGGCGGTGGATTCTCTAAATTTATAACAGAGCAAGAATGCTGCGCTCAATATGAAAGCAGAATATATGATGAAA